TTGGATCTTTTGCCCCCAAAAACGGCTCAATAAGCCACTATCAGGAGAACATCGACTAGATATGACTCAAAACCCTCAAAACGGCTTAGAACAGCCTCCTACGGCTTACCTAGGGGCGACAGAACCGCGTATTAGGTCAAAACCGGTCGATTTACCCTCTCGCGGACAAGAAATGATTGATTTCTGCGAACAAATCATCAATCCGGTGACCGGCGAGCCTTTTAAACTGCTTCCCTGGCAAAAATTGCTGGCAATCGAGATGCACCGCGTTAAACCTGATGGCCGCTGGTATCACAACGAGGTTGGCGTCATCATGGCTCGGCAGAACGGCAAGTCCACTTTTATGCAGCTTCGAATCCTGGCTGGAATGTTTTTATGGGGCGAACGCTTGCAAGTCCATACCGCTCACAAACTGACGACCTCATCTGAAATCTTTTGGAAGATCGATGAGATTATCCAAGCCAATGAACAACTTGTGACTCGGTTTGTCAAGAAGTACGAAACCAAGGGAAGCCAAGAGATCAAACTTAACGACGGCACTCGATACCTTGTTAGAGCCAATAACTCGGCTGCTCGCGGAATCGCAGCGCCGGACGTAATCCATCTCGATGAGGTTCGTGAATACAAAGATGACGAAGTGTGGGCATCGCTCCGATTTACTCAGATGGCTTCAAAAAATCCAATGGCAATTATGTATTCAAATGCCGGAGACCAACATTCCGTAATCTTGCTTCGGATGAGAGAACGCGGACTTGCAGCAGCTGCTGGATCAAATGATGCAATCGGCTGGTTTGAATGGTCGGCAGAGCCAGGTTGCGCGATCGATGACATGAATGGTTGGCAGCAAGCCAATCCGAGCCTCGGACATACAATCCACATCGATAATCTCAGATCTGCAATGTCAGATGATGAGTCTATTATTCGCACAGAACTTTTGTGCCAATGGGTTAGCCAGATCAACCCAGCCATCAATCCGTCAAGTTGGTCAGAGTGCGCATCCGAGGGTATGCTCACTTTGGATCGGGAGCAACCAACTTGGATGGCTATTGATCTCAGCCCAGATCGAAAAGCAGCTGCGTTAGTTGCAGCGCAACGACTTGTTGGGGACAAGTTCTGCGTTGTATTACTGGAAACGTATTCGAATCCAGTTTCGATTGACGATAAAGACCTCGCGAACAGTATCGCTGTCTGGACGAAGCGCTATAGCGTGGAGACGGTCGCTTATAGTCGTCAAACGGCTGGCGCAGTTGCTTCTCGGTTGATTCCAGCAGGTATTCCAACAACTGCCATCGATGGAGCCATTTATGGTCAGGCTTGTGATGAAATGTTGTCGGCTATTACCTCCCAGCGATTAGTCCACACAAATCAAGCCGAATTGAATAAGCAAGTTTTATCAGCGGTCAAACTTCCATTTAAAGATGGAGGTTGGTACTTAGGACGAAAAGCATCTGGAGCGACAATTTGCGCCACAGTTGGAATGGCAATGGTTTGTCACTTTGCGACACGTCCTGACTCCGAAGTCGATATCGTGTTAGGTTGATTATGGTATAATTTTGTGCTAATGGCACTCAGAGATTTGTTCGCGAAGGCTCCTGAACCGGTTGGACTTACGGTAGACGCAGCTGCGACTCCAGCACCTTTTAACTCGACTTACAATAACTTCTTTTATCCGTTGTCAAGCGCCACACGCGAGCAAGCGATGGCAATTCCAACGATCGCAAGAGCGCGTAACATTTTATGCAGCCTTGCAACATTGCCACTAGAGCAATACGTCAAAAGTACCGGCGCACACGTCGAACCCAATCGAGTAATCAACCAACCTGATTCGCGTGTCCCCGGTTCTGCTATTTATGCTTTTATTGCAGAGGATTTGTTATTCTCCGGCGTGGCGTATGGACAAGTCATGGCTATGTATGCAGATGGACGAATTCAAGAATGGACACGCGTTGCACCTGGTCGCGTAACTTACAAAACAAACGCGCAGCAAACAGAAATTATTGGTTACACAGTAGATGGATACGATGTCCCTTCAATGGGCGTTGGATCTCTTGTAGTGTTCAACGGTTTGGATGAAGGGTTCTTATCTCGCGCAGGCCGAACAATCAGAGCTGCAATCGCGTTGGAAAACGCATCAGAAGCATTTGCTAAAGAGCCAGTACCTATGATGGTTCTAAAATCAAACGGAACAAATCTTACTAGCGAGCGTATTGGCAAATTGCTTGAAGCCTGGCGCGTTGCCCGCACAAATCGATCAACAGCATTTTTAAATGCCGACGTTGAATTGCAGGCAATGGGAATTGATCCAAATAAACTGCAACTAAATGAAGCACGTCAATATGTCGCGTTGGAATTATGCCGCGCTATTGGACTGCCTGCATTTTTTGCAAGTGCTGAAACGACCACAATGACCTACTCCAATGCAACAACGGAGCGTAGATCGCTTATCGATTTTGGTGGTCGTAATTTACTTTTGGCAATTGAACAAAGATTGTCAATGCCGGATTTTGTCGGCCAAGGCAATGAAATCCGTTTCTCACTAGATGAATACCTGCGCGGAAACGCTTTAGAGCGCGCTCAGGTTTATGAAATCCTGAATCGAATCGGCGCAATGACCGTTCAAGAAATTCGCGAAGAAGAGGACTTAATCGACTCATGAAAATAACAATGCCAGTAACAATTACTGCATCAGATGCCGAATCACGCATCATTGCAGGTCGCATCGTTCAATGGGACTCAGTAGGAAATACATCTGCTGGTTCAACAGTATTCCTCCCAAACTCAATCGAGTTTAGCAAGAACACAAAACTAGTTTTAGAACACAACCAGACAAAGCCTCTTGGCAAGTTGATCGAATGGTCTCAGGACGATACAGGCATTACTGCATCGTTCAAGATCGCTAAGACAACTGCTGGAAATGATGCACTTGTCGAAGCTGCTACTGGACTTCGTTCAGATTTCAGCGTTGGAGTTCAAGTAGATGCGTGGGATAACAAGGATGGCGTTATGGCTATCAGCGCATCGAAGTTAATTGAAGTTTCACTTGTAACAGACGGAGCAATCCCTGGTGCAGAAGTGGAAAAGGTCGCAGCAGCAGAAGCCCAAGGTCAAGCTGCAAGCGAATCAACCCCGGAACCTCAGATTGAGGAACCTAAAACAGAAGGAGACGACCTAGTGTCAGAAACCGTTTCAGAGGCAGTATCAACCGAGACGGTTGAAGCTGCTAAGGCTGAAGTTAAGGCGACATCACATCCGCTTAACTCACAGCGCGTTCGTACACCTATCGTTTCAGCAGGTTCATACCTAGAGCACTCAGTTCGCGCAGCAATGGGCGACGAGACATCTAAGTTATATGTTGCTGCTGCATCAGATACAACATCAACAGAGGTTGCTGGTCTTGTACCAACTCCTCAACTAGCAACAATTTGGGATCCAAAGACAACAAACATTCGTCCTGCTATTGCAGCAGTTCGAAATGCAGTCTTGCCGGCTGCTGGTCTTACTTTTGAGATCCCTCGCGTTAAGACTGCACCAACAGTAGCTGCTGCTGCTGAAAAGGGTGCTTTCTCAGATACTCAGGTTGAAATTGAGTATGTTTCTTGCTCAGTAAGCAAGTATGCTGGGATGCAAAAATTCGACGTTGAGGTCCTCGACCGCACATCGCCTGCATTCTTCGATGAATTGGTCCGTCTCATGGCAAATGCTTATGCATCTGCAACAGATAAGGCAATGTACGATGCTTTGGCAGCAGGAACACTTGATTCAACAGTAATCACACTTCCATTCGACGGCGATACATTCGCTGGATTCATTTCTCGCGGTGCTGCATCAGTTTATGCAGCTACAAAGCGTTTTCCAACAGCGATCGTTTGCACACCTACACAATGGGCAAACATGATCAAGTTAAATGATTCATCAAAGCGTCCATTGTTCGATGTTGCTGGAAACGCAATGAACAATGTCGGAACTGTAAACCCAGGCGGATTCGTTGGATCTGTAATGGGACTTCCAGTTTACGTATCACCTAATGCAACTCAGGGTGCAAACGATGATTCATTGATGATCGTTAATGGCGATTCATTTGTTTGGTACGAATCAGCAGCTCCATTACAACTACGTACTAACATCGTTGGTACAGGTCAGGTTGAAGTTGGATACTACGGCTACGGCTCAGCAGTAACACTTACAGCAGCAGGTTCATTTACACTTAACGTGTAATTTAGTCATGGCGGGGGGGTTGCTCCCGATCTCCCCGCCAGCAGTTTAGAGAGGATGAAATGCCAAGTATTATCACAGCGTCAGAGTTGAGATCGGTGCTTGGCGTTTCGTCTGCTCTTTACAGCGATGCATATTTGAGCGATATAATTGATACATCTGAGGCAGTTATCTTGCCTTTGCTTACAACTTTTGCAGCACCAGTTGCTAAGATTTCGCTGACTGATAATGTCGCAACCTTTACAACAGTCGGAATTCATGAATTTACAGAAGGACAATCAGTTGTCATTGCCGGATGCGGAACACCATTTAACGGCACTCGAACAGTCAATGCTGATGTCGATGCATACACATTTACAGCAAACATCACTAACGCCGATGTCCTTGAAAAGAATGTCATCCCTAGCGGATCCGCAACACTTACAGGCGCTTCAACTTATGTTGGAGTA